CTACTACGTCTAGGTTAGTTGTTCCGTCTACGTCTAAAGCTCCAACTATATTAACATTAGTTGTTCCTGTTGGCACTTGGAGAACTACAGCATCAGCATCATTTTTAATTGTTACATCGCCAGTAGAGCCTTGACCTGTAAGAATCAAACCTTCAGCGGCTGTGTAACCTATAGATGCCGCATCTCCAGCGGCTGTGTCACCTGCCACATTTAAAGTGTTTGTTACAAATACATCTCCAGCCATACTGACATCTGTAAGTAAATCAAAAACTGCCCCACCAGAGCCAGCTCCGTCTGTCGCAATCATCTTAACTTGACCATTGGCAATATTTATAGTCGCACCAGTTCCTTGCTTAATTGTTATAATCTGGCTTCCACTAGTTGCATTTTCTATTATCCAAACTTTAGAAACAGTGTTTGGGGCTAGGGTAATCACCCTCGTTGTAGTTAAATCTGCACTTGAAGTAATTTTAAGGTAAAATGACCTCGCTGCATCAGACGCACCATCTGCCATTGTTATTGTTGTATCTGCATTTCCTATAGATTCAGTGCCATAGCCAAAAGCCTCACCAATTAACTCTAGGTTTGTGTTTGTTATTGTACCCCATGACCCTGACGCATCGCCTGTAGCCATCTCGTTAAGTCTGAGGTCATTTACATAGGTACTAGCCATATCAATCTATCCTTATTATTGCATTTGCTCCTGCGGCTGGAAAAACAATTTGAAACGTACCGCCAGCGACTGTGAAGTCACCGCCAAAGGCAAGAACCGCTATAGCCTTATTGCTTGCACTTGAATTATAAATCAAAGCACCGTTTGCCGTGAACGTAGCTGAAGTCCAACTTGGATCTGCCGCGTCAAAGTAAGCTGTCGTGCCACTCGTTGCCACTGCTCTAGATGTAAGCTCAACACCGCCAGTTGCGTAACCGTTACCATTAGCAACTTCATTAGAAGTTGAATATGCTGTAGTTGACGCGCCTAGACTTGCTGAACTTGTGAAAAGAGCAATTTTTATTGTATCTGCGACAAGATCGTGGACTTCATCTAAGATTTCAGCCTTGAAACTTGTACACATTGCCTGTGATATTGCCATTATATACCTCCGTTGTATTCAGCAGCGTAGTCTCTTTGCATCTCCTGCTGTAGCAATTGGATTGCCTCGTCAAATTGTGCCTTGTATAATTGTAACGTATCTGAGGCTTTAAGGAAAGCAGAAGTTTCATACAAACATGCTGCCAGTAAAGTCGCCTCAGCGTTATCACCTATCCAAGACGTTGTGTTGCTCGAAGATAGACCAGTCTCTGGAGCGATATAGTCAACCTTATAAGCGAGAATTGCACTGGGTGTCGGTGCAATGGTAAAAACTGTGCCTGATGTAGACGCAGAATCCGTAGAGTAAATTCTTGGCGTTCCTGTCGTGGATGCGTTAGGCCAATAATCTCTTAAATATGAATCAATTCTATGATCTAAATAAACCACGTTACTGCTCGAATCTGTAATAGAAATTTGCCTTATCATTCTGGCAACAGAAACAGTGTACTGAGAAGTTCCAACAACTAAATTTCCAGAGGCACTTCCCCTGTATGCAGGTAAATTAGGAAGACGTTGGTAAATCATATCCTCAGCCTGGGAAATAATTGTGTCTATAGAGGCTGTTAATTCTGTGGAGTCATCTTCCACAAAGTTTTGAATGTTAGTCTTTAGTGCTGAATAATTCATTTAATCACCCCATGTTCCTTGACCCCAAGTTGAATTACCCCAACCTTGGATATTTACTGCCGTTGTTCCTATAGCACCTGTACCAGCCAAGCCAGACTCTGTAATTGACAGTTGCATGTTTGGTCCATCTGTCTCGCCAAACACACCGACTGCACCTGTGCCAGCCACACCTGTCTCAGTAATTGATCCCACCAAGCTACTTGTGCCTATTGCACCTGTCGCGGCTACACCTGTCTCAGTAATAGAGGCAAGTGGTATTTCAGTTCCAATTGCACCTGTACCTATAACACTAGTTACATCTGCGCCAATAAATATATAAACTTCTGAGTCTTTTCCGTTTCCGACATTACCCCTGCCGTTCATTCCAATACCAGGGAGTGTCCTTGGGTCTACTGTCCAATCTTGCGTAAAGCCAACAAAGAACTTAAAATTATCTGGGTCGTTATCTGGTCTTGGGTTAAATAATGCCGTTGCGTCTATAACATTTTTAGCTGGTGTAAGCTGTGGATGTTTTGGTTCCCAGTCCTCTGGTTCAACACGCAAGCCATCCCAAGTAGTCTTTAAATTAGTGTACTTGACCTTGAAGCCACTTCTGTCGCCTATCGCATTGGATTTTTTTCCTCTTGCGTACCTTGCCATTATCCTAAGTTCAGTCCTGTCGGATGAATCCTCAAACTTACCCCATCATTATCTGATGACGCTGCTAAATTAAATGAACGCTCATAAACACTATCAAGTATTTGATATTTATCTGTTGCGTATTTTAAAGCTAATTTACTTGCTAAACCTGCACATATACAGTCACTCCACCTGTATGGAACATCTGCATCTTGATTAGACAGGGTTATATCTTCTAATTGATTTATTGCCCAGTAAACCATGCTGTATGTTGAAACGTCAGGTATCTGCCAGAAATAGATTTGTGGCGTGTACTGCTTGTCAAGCATATACTGACTTGGTTTACCGCTACTGGTTTTATTTGGTAACTGGTTGTAATCTGCAATTGAAATACGATTAAGCATTTGATCAGCCGTGTCAGTGCCAGAACTATCCGCTATAACTGCATCAATTATATCTATTGTTCCCTCTGGTAGAGTATATGGAGTTGCCTGATCTTTTACTAAAGTCAGTGTGTTCTTTGAAACTGTCCAGTAGTTTATGCCTCTATTAGCCCACTCAGAAAATAACAGGTTCAAACTGCGTCTTGCCGATACAGCTTGATCACCTGTCCTCGTCTGTGGATCTATTCCGCACCGCTCGTAGGCTTCCGAAATAATCTCTTCAACGTCTGGTCTAAATGCTACCGTTCCTGAAGTTGCCATATTTAATACTCTTTAATTGCTCTTATCACAATCTGATAAGCATCACCTGCCGCACCAGCTCCTGTTGTCGTAAACTTAATGTCGCCAGTTCCACTTGTTCCGTATGAACTACTTGTAGGTAAACCACCAAATCTTGAAAAGTCTTGGTATCCTGACTGACCCTCATCTAAATGCAAAACAATAACGTCTGTATTTGCATCCGCTAAGACTTCAACAGTCATTGCATTTATTACCCACCAACACTCAACAATTCTTACGCCACTACATGTATCGCCATTTGCACTTTTACCTAAACCAGAGACATCTATTTTAGAAACAGCACTCTCATTACCACCATCAACATACTGATATTGAAAAGCAAAAACAACTTCACGAGTGTTTTCTGAAATTTTAGTTGTCGTTGTAATATCTGCCACTTTACTCTCCTAATGTGTAGGTGAGGTTTTACCCTCACCTAATTAATTATGCGATTTGAACATATTCAATGATGAATGTGAACGATCCTGCTGTTGTCGCATCGACAGTATTTGTAATGTTACAGAAAATAGTTCTTGCAGTGTCTGTATATTGAACAGAAGCTGGTGCAGTTGTACCATCTTGTGTCTGAAGAACCAAACTAGTCACAGTTACGTTGTGAGCTACAACGGTTGTACCGCCATCAAGAATCTCATCTGTCTGAGCCGCAACAATTTGTGCGCCTGAGCTAGATGTGCCAACTTCGTACCCAATGTCGCCAGTTCCAATAACAGGAGCTGTGTCACAGAATATTTTAATGTCAGTGATGATTGTGTTTGCTGGTTGAGTGAACTCACCAATTGCTGGGCTATCCCCTGCTGTAGTGTTAACAGTAACACCTGTCGCAAAGCCGACGTGTTTTACATATTTGTTAGTAACAATACCTGTTGAGGCAATAACCGCTGTATCAGTATATGCGCCTGTTATAGCATTTTTTGATACTACTTTAAAACCGTTTTCGGAGCGTACTGCTCCTGTAAATGTTGTATTAGCCATGTGTGTCTCCTTGTCTTGGCTAGTGTCAGTTGCAAAATACAACTGTCAAGGTGAAAAGGGAGGAGATAATCCCCTCCCTCAAGTTTTTATTATGCGCCTTCAGATCCGAAGATGCCACGCCAGTCAGTGTGACCGAAAGAATATCTCTCACGGACTTTGTAGCGTACATTTCCAGTTTCGAAGTCACCTTCCATGCCTTTTTTCATAGGCGATCTTTGGAACATTTTCAAGCCATCAGGTACGTCAGTCTTTACAAACCACGCATCTGAATCTGTCAACCGACGCATAACATGTGCGCCATTAGGTAGGTATCCACCTGATTTAATAGCGTTGATGTCATTATCGGCTGTGCCTGTTCTCAATTGAGATTCCAACAGACGCTCCGCTGTAAATGTGTAAGCTGTCGGTATTACCAAAGTAGTACCTACTGCCGCAATTCGAAGACCTCTGTCATCCTTCATATCAGCAATGTTGATAAGAACGGACTCTAGTGAAGTCTCTGAAAGGTCAGCCGCTGTGCCTAACACATTTGATTGGTTACCATTTTGGGTTGGGTGTGAAGCACTTAGTAGTGTAACACCGTCACCGCCTGTGTAACCAGCAGTTTGCGCGAAGTTTAAGACGTTTGCCGCTTTGATTTCCTTAGTGGAAGACATTGAGCGTGCTAGTGCCTTAGTGTAACGTGAAGCAATTGAGCCATACTGACCGTCTTCTTCGGCTTCCTCAGTAACTGCGAAAGCTAAAGCAATTGTCTCATGTTGGTATCGCGCTGTCCATTGTTGCCCAGCATCATCATAAGAAATAGCCGCACCCTCTGTCTTAGTTGGTGCTGACCCAAAACCTGACAACAGGACGTCTTCTTCAAACGCCTTGCTTGAGGTGTTGCTTTCAAATACTGCTAGGTATTCCTCTGGATACTTGTCGTACTCAAGACCGAAAAGAGTATTCAGTCCTGGCTCAAGCATTTTAGCAAAACTTGATCTATTCATAGCCATTGTCTAACCCTTTCCTATATACCTGCGCCATCTTTTAGGAGATGCTCATTAATGATGACCTCCATGATAGCATTCGCACCAAATGCATTATCTGGTGCATCGTAAAGACCTATGATCTTACAGGAAGCTGTACCTGTTGCCATAGTTCCACTGATTTCAAATCCAGATTGACCTGTAATGGTCGAACCTGTTCCAGCCACGACATCGGCACAATTACCAATGTTAGTCTGGGCAGGAGAACCTGCTGATTGAACTTTGTAAACAATGTATGGGTCATCGTAGATAAACAACTTGATATCTGTCGCTGTCGTTCCACTAGGCCAGTATTCACTGTAAACGTATGAGCCATCACTCGCAGTATAGGCACACCCATCAAACACACCGATGTTATTAACTTCGGTCGCTGAATGTGGAGTAACGAGACCAGTGCTTATGATTATGCAGAGATCACCTTTGAAGATGTTTTCTGCTAATTCACTTGCACAAGTGTAGACGTTAGTCCTTGGTGCATTACCGCTCATGTGGCGAGTCGGTACAAAACCGAAGGCTGCATCAACATTAGCCATTTTTTCGCTCCTTTAGCGTTAAAGTTTTAGTCTTCCATAGCAGAGTAATCCCTGCCACGGCTCGAAGAGGACTTTCGAGTCTGATGAATCGAATGTCCAGTTTTTCGTCCTAACGCATCAAGATCGCTTGAAATTGACTCATTTTGCTCTGAATTTCTATTTTGATAATAAGCCTTCATTTGCTTGTGAGTCTCGATAGGCATTTCACAAAGTAACATGCCTTCAATCCCAATTGATCCTGCCCACTGGCCGTGGTTGATAGTCGGAAACAACTTATCTTTAACGGTTTCAGCAGGGCGTGGGTTCCAACCTTCGCGCATTCTCTTATACACGTTGTCTGGAG